CTTGTTAAACTCTTCCTAAAAGAGCCTGTAAAGATTAATTATCCAGAGCAATATGGTGTTGCAAAAAAGCTTCTGACTCATTATCCAAACATAAAGTTTTGGCAGTCTTCTGCTCTTTCAGAAAAAAAGTCTAGATTGAACTCTTTAGCTTGGTTTTTAACAGAGGATGGGGTAAACTTTTTAGAGGATTCATATAATTATTTTGTAAAAATTCAAAGCCTTGACAAGAATGTCTTTGCTAACCAATCAATACCACTGCAAGAAAAGCCTGTTGGTAAAAGCGTGGGTCTTAAAACTAACAAAAAGAAATCATTAATGGACTTTATAAACGATGCCGAAAAAAAGTAAAACTGACGCAAGAGAGGGTATTTCACCAGTTGATCAAATTCAAGCTTACCTTGAGCAAAATAAAGGAGATCACTACAACTTTGAAGAAGAACGTAGCTACGCTGTTTCAAGCGGTAGTCTTTTAATGGANATTGAAATGGGNGGNGGTATCGGCCCCGGANTTATAAGNGCTTCTGGAATAACGGAAGGAGGCAAAACNTCATGNGCCTTAGCTTTNGCNAAAAACTTCCAAAAAATGGATAACTCAATGGTTGTCTATTTTAAAGCTGAAGGGAGACTCACTAAAGAAATGGTTAAGAGAGCAGGTATTGATCAAGACCCCCTCAAGTGGAGAGAGATAAAATCCAATGTATATGAAACAGTTATAAATTTAATGAGGCAGCTTGTTCAGAATAATGATAGAAATTTTAAATACATGTTTATCATAGACTCCATGGACTCTTTGGTTCCCAAGAATGATTTAGAAAAAGGCCCAGAAGAAGCTAACAAGGTTGCTGGAGGAGCATTGCTAAGTTCAGACTTCCTAAGAAAGATGGCCCTAGGACTTTCTACCAGAGGTCATATCTGCTACATGATTTCTCAAGTTAGAAGCAATGTCTCAATTAATCCATATCAAAAAGGAGATGCAAAAGTAACAAATGCTTCTGGAGGCAATGCTCTACTTCACTACAGTGATTGGATTCTAGAATTTCAAGAAAGACATCTAAATGACATTATATCCTCAGAACCTAGAGGTAAAGGAGACATATATGGTCATTGGTGCAAAATTATTTTCAGAAAAACACCCAATGAGAAAACAGGCACATTGGTTAGATACCCAATTAGGTATGGTCAGCAAGATGGAAAAAGTATCTGGGTTCAATATGAAGTTGTAGATATGCTTTTGGCATTTGATATGGCTAAAAAAGCTGGAGCTTGGGTCACTATTTCCGATGATCTCATAGAGGAAGTTGACAAGGAACTTAAATTGGAGTTTAAGAAACAACATCAAGGGATAGATAATCTTAAGAAATACTTTGAGGAAAATGAAGAAATAGGAAAATATCTTTTTAATAAATTCAGAGAAACCCTTAAAAAGTCGTAATGAGGTTATATAACGTCAACGGCAATTTGCAAAAGAAAAACGTTTCTAAGTATTTGATAGATTGGGATAAAAAAAGTCGATCTAAGATACAATTCAAGGTTAAAAAATTTTTAGAACCTTTTTGGAAAGGTCATATAGTATTTGAAGAGTTTCCTGTTTATGGTTCAAAACTCAAGGTTGACATACTTAATGCCAGCAACAAAGTTGCCATAGAGGTCCAAGGAAACCAGCACAACTCTTTTAATAAGTTTTTTCATAGTGACTCTAGGTTAAAATACCTTGAATCTATTAAGAGGGATGTGATGAAAGCTGAGTGGCTTGAGAAGAATAACTTCAAGCTAATAGAGATCGAAGAGTCCGAAATCAATTCCATTTCCAAGGATTTCTTTAAAAACAAATTTGGCCTAACTCTTTAATTTTTTTTGCCAAATAACCGAATATAACCGCACATAAGGCCACATAAGGCCACATAAGGCCACATGAGCTTGCGACGGTATTTTTTTGTAGATTTTATAAAAAGAAATTGTATACTAATTTTAACGAATAAAAGACGAAGACGAAGACGAAGGAAAAATATATGGAATCAATATACTCAATACAGATAGAAAAACATGTTTTAGGTGGATTAATCAAAGACCCAAAAGTTTTACCAGATATAGAAAGGTTCATCTCTGAAAAAGATTTTGTTAATGAAGTTCATCAAACAATATATTGTGTTTTAAAGAATGCATTTTTCAACAATGAAACAATAGACTCTGTTGTCCTTGCTGAGAAAATTAAAAACATAGGAATCTCATTTAAAGATGACATAAACATTTATGATTACCTTGAGGCTATTTCTTTTAATACAATTAATAAAAAAGGCATCATTGAGGCTTGTAGAGAACTGGCAAAGTTAACTGTAAGAAGAAAGCTTTACCACAAATGTGATGAAATTAAAAAGTTTCTCCAAGAGAGTGGGGATAAAGCTGTAGATGAGATTGTGTCAACTTCAGATCACCTATATGGAGACTTAATCAGAGATTTTGAATGTGTTGACAGTGAGCCAGAAGACTTGTTTGAAGGTTTACCTGAGATGATAGAAGAGTCAGGAGAAAACCCAACAGAAGATTTTGGATTCACAACACCTCATGATGAATTTAATAGATTGTATGGAGGGCTTCGGCCCGGAAACCTTTACGCCGTGGTCGCAAGACCCGGACAAGGCAAGTCAACATTCATTGCAGACCTTTGCAGGAAAACAGCAAAAATTCACAACATTAAATGTCTTGTCTTAGANACAGAGATGGACACAAAAGATGTTAAGTTCAGAATTGCATCAGCAATTTCAGGAGTGTCACTATGGCATCTTGAAACTGGTAATTGGAGAAAAAACCCAGAACTAGTAAACAAAGTTAGAGATTCTTACTCTGAAGCTAAAACAACAAGATGTTTATCATTTTTCAGTAGGAAACAAAACAATTGATGAAATCTGNTCATTNGTTAGNAGATGGTATTANTCTGAAGTAGGTAGAGGTAATCCATTTATCCTAGGTTATGACTATGTAAAACTAACAGGGGAAAAAGTTGGAAACAACTGGGGTGAACACCAAGCTGTTGGTGAAAAAATAGACAAGCTTAAAAAGCTCTCAGAAGAACTCAACTGTCCAATTATAACAGCGATGCAAATGAATCGCTCTGGGGAAAATCATAACAGAAGAGGNAATGCAGTTATTGATGACAGTTCTGCAATATCTCTTTCAGACAGAATCCAATGGTTTGCTTTCTTTTGTTGCAATTTTCAGAAGAAAGACTGTTGATGAAATAGCTGAAGATGGTGAAGACTTTGGCACTCACAAACTAGTACCACTTAAAACTAGATTCCAAGGTAAAGATGCTGCTGGGCATCATGATCTTGTCAGAAGAGTCAGGCCAAATGGCAATGTGAGCTTTCAAAACAATTTCTTAAACTTTAATGTAAGAAATTTTAATGTCACAGAAGCAGGGTCACTACAAAACATTATTGATGCACAAATGGATCAACACCTTTTAGATGATTCAGCATCAAATGATGGTGAGGTGATGTAATGCAATATGCTAATGTTAATGGAGAAAGGAGAGAAGCCTCGCCAAACGTAAAAGGCAAATGCCCCGTTTGCGGGGGCGAGGTTATCTCCAAATGCGGAAATATTAAGACGCACCATTGGGCGCACGTATCTGGAAGTGATGAGTGCGAATCAGGTAAAGAGCCTGAATCAAAAGAGCATAGAGTTTTTAAAGAGCAATTTCCTGAGTGGTGCAGAGAAGTAGTACATGGAAATAGAAGAGCAGATGTCCTCGTGGGAAGATTTGTAGTTGAATACCAAAAATCGAATATATCTTTCGAGGATATGCTTGAAAGGACTGAAGATTGGAATACTCTTGGATATAAGGTATTTTGGATTTTAGATTATGAAAAAATAGCCCTAAAATTTGAGCGCAAAAATTATGAAAATGCTTCCTACCACTGGAAATGGATGCGGAAAACAATTAAGAAAGTTTTCAATGAAAACCTAAATGCATCTTTCTACATAAAAGGATTAGAAGACGGTAAACTATTTAAAATAAAAAAATTTTACAGGAAAGCCTTAAGCGGCAAACTTATCGATGAAAAAAAGTTTGTAAAGGCGTTAAAAGAAAAAGCTTTAAATGGACTTCAAAAACATACTGCTTGATTTAGGTTATTCTAATATCAAAGATAACGGTAGAGAGCTTCGCATGAGACCACTCTACCGTGATTCTAATAATGATACGGTACTTTCTGTTAGAAAAGATACGGGGTATTTCATTGATTTTAGCAAAAACGTAAGTGGTTCATTTGAGTATTTAGTTCAATTAACTCTTGGATTAGAAAATGTAGATCAAGCTAGAGTTCAGTTAAAAGAAAAATATTCTATAACTGAAATAAAGCGGGAACATAGACCCAAAGTTAGCGGTACAAAGACTTTTCCCAGAGAATATCTAACCAAGCTAAAACCAGATCATTCTTATTGGCTGGGTAGAGGGGTGTCACTTGATACTTTAAAAACTTTCGGTGGAGGTCTTGTTGAAAGTGGGACAATGGCAAATAGATACGTTTTCCCTATTTTAGACGAAAAACAAAAACTAGTAGGCGTTACCGGAAGATACACTAAGAATATAACGAGCAAACGAATGCCTAAATGGCTTCACAAAGGTAAGGTTTCTGAGTGGAACTACCCCTTCCAGTTTAACAAAGAGATTATAACTGAAAAAAAAGAAATAATAATGGTTGAAAGCATAGGTGATATGCTTGCTCTTTGGGATTGCGGAATTAAAAATATCTTGGTAGTTTTTGGCCTTAATTTATCGCCTAAAATGATTAGCTTGCTAATAAAAGCTGATCCACGTACAGTTTATATAGCGTTTAATAATGATTCGCTAGATAACTCAGCGGGTAACGAGGCGGCTGAAAAAGTAAGAAACAAAATATCTAAATACTTTGATTTAAATCAGGTTAAATTAGCTCTTCCCAATAAAAACGATTTTGGAGAGATGAACAAAGAAGAGATACTTGGATGGAAAAAACAGTATGGAGTATCATAAAGTTAAAATAATTATTAAAAATAATTCAGGCCTACATGCTAGACCCTGCTCTGCCTTTGTTAAGG